GATAGCGCAACCTCCTCCAGCTCCAGAGTATAAGGAAGATATGGACCTTCCCCCGCTCGAAGAATATGAGAAAGACCTTCCTCCTTTGAGGTAGTTTGTTTATAATCGTTTGAAAGAAAGGGCATTTTTATGTCGAAGTCTCTGCTAGAAAAGTGTGTGTCTTCTGAAAAATTGTCGAATGTTGTAGGATGGGATCGTGGGGGTCTGCGGCGTTTTATATCTACAGTCGTGCAACCTCAGATGCCCATTGTGCGGCCTTCTCCCGTTCCAGAAGGGTATGTATGGGTTGAAGAGTCGCTTGACAAGACAAGTACAATGTAATATAGTTTCTTTGCTGACCTTTCATTGTGTTGCTATTTCCCCTAAGACGTGTATACAATCGCCTGACACGATTGCACACGTCTTAGGGGATTTTTTTATGCCTGGTTCTCTCCAATATACACCGTATCCTACTATTGAAAAGTTTCTCTTTTCTCGAAAATTTTATAATATTGTTTGTTCAAATCGTGGTGGTGGAAAGTCTACTGGCGGTTTTATGCGGACAATCATCCAAGCTCAAGAAGTGGACAAATCCTACTACCCTCTTAAGTGGGCTGTGATCCGCGATACCCGTAAAAATCTTGGCAAGACTACCGCCGTGACTATGAAAAAATGGTGGCCATCTGGCGAAGCGAAGTGGGTAGGCAAACCGGATGAACCGGAATCCTGTACGCTCTATGTCAACCGAGAACCGCTTATTATTTTTGATTTTTTTGGAGTGAACTCTGATGCGGACCACGACCGTTTTCAGTCATATGAGGCGTCTGGCGGTGTATGGATTGAGGAACCTTGCCCAGCCCGAACCAACACAGAGTTTATCTCGTCAGGGGTGTCGGAATCCGTACTCGCTATGGCCGTGACTTCGCTTCGTGGTGCGCCGCACCCCTCGGTACAGCTCACGATGAACCCCCCATCTGCCGAACACTGGACAGCCCAACTCTGGCATCTTCCAGGCTTTGAAGCGCTCGGCAACGAAGAAGACGAATTACCGGAACAGCAACGGTATGATAGGGAACTTATTCGCCTTGATTCTGCCGTCTTTATGGTTCCACCCTTAGAGAATGCCGCAGAGCGTGAGACGCCAGGCTATACCGAACATAATCGGCAAATTCTCTCGGCAACGGGTAATTCTGATATGCTCGCTCGCCTTGTAGAAGGGCGAGTAGGTTATGTGCAGGTAGGGGAAAAGGTCACGCCTGAGTTTGCCGCGCACCATCTTTCCCCAGGTCTCCAGGTGATCCCCAACATACCCTTTGCTTTGTTCTTCGACTATGGCCTCAACCCCACGTGTCTTGCGACACAAATATCGCCTGGTGGCTACTGGCTTATTCATAAGGCATGGTCACAGGAAAACATGGGGATGAAACAGCTCTTGCAGCTCTACGTGCAACCCTGGCTTGCGCAACAACCTGTAACGCATTGGTGGTATGGTGGCGGGCCTGAAGCCGTTGAGCGCGATCAATCAGACTCTGAGCAGTCGGCACTAAAAACGATCATCGCTATTCTTGGAGCTGCGCAATATCGTCGCGGGCCTGTGTCCTGGTCCGCTCGCCGCGATGCTATGCGGGATGCTTTAACACGTACCCCCTCTGGCTTACCCTGGATACGTATTAACCCCTCTGGAGCTGCGCTTCTGGTACGTACCTTAGATGGCGGATGGAGTTACCCCACTGACCCACTTGGACGTGTACGGAAGGATGCGCCCAACAAAAAGAGCCGGTTTGACCACTTAGGAGACGCCTTTGGTCACGGGTGCGCAGTTCTGTTGCATAAAACAGATGCGCAGTCTCGTTCTGTGCAAACTCCTCAGAGACATGGTACCATTCCTAGACACAGTACCTATACAACGTCGCGCACAGGAGTGTAGTTGCTCACCGTGGATATTAACGAGAATGCAAATAAAGTTGTCTGGTGGCTTATTGGGATTATGGGGACTGTCAGTGTCAGCGGACTCTTTATTATTACCAGTAAAATTGATGCACTAGGAACGCGCATAGGGTCTATGGAAGTGCAAATTGCGGCGCAAACGGTCAAAACGGCTCAGATAGATGCTCTTGTGAATACCACCCGGTCTGAGCAAGTTGGGCGCATTAGTCAGATAAGCGATATGGCGACAAAGCTGAACGGTATAGAAATCTCATTTAAGTTTATGACAGAGAAAATGGGTGTGTTGGCAGATGAACTTGATAAAAGAAAGCATCAATAATAACGTAGGAGTGTGGCGGAAGTATAGACACGGTACCCCTGCACAAAAGCTGGATGTTCTTTTGGCTATTCTGCGGGTGAATGTCATTATTATATGCGCTGAATTAGTTGTGCTCTGTCTTTTAAAAGCGGCGAGGTAAGCTGTGGGTATCCTTCTTATAATCCTTATTCTTCTCTTCGTTTTTGGCAGCTTACCCCCTGTGTCTGGTGGCTGGCATAATATGGGGTACGGTCCCTCTGGTATCGGGCTGATTCTCGTTGTCGTACTCATTGTTCTTCTTCTGACAGGGAGACTCTAAACTCTTGGCTGATATACGGTACCCACAGGTTAAGCTCTCTGAAGGACAATTGACAAAGCTCACAGCCCAAGTTATTAAAAACCGGGATGACGCCCTAGCCTCTCGCGGTGATTTTCATATACGCCACGCTGACCGATACCGCCGATTTTTGGCTGACCCTACCCTACGCCCAGACGGCCCATGGCCTGAGTCTCCCAAACTCTTCATGCCCACCACGCGGGAAATACTTGAGCGGCTTCACTCGGAACTGTGGCAAGCTCAATTCTCCTCTCTCGATAACATATCTATGAAACCCTTCAGGGATGGCGATATTGTCAATGCGGAGTTTGCCACGCGCTTTCTTCATTGGGCTTTAGAGTCAACAATCTCCTGGTCGCATATTTCCGCAGCTCTTATTTTCGACGCGCTTCTTGACTCGGTTGCGGTAGCAAAGGTTATGGTGGTTGATGCACCCTGGAAACCCCCCTCAGACGATGCCACACGCTTCCTGGCACGGACAGTGGAGATTGACCCTCTTGACCTCGGAATGCTTCTCGTCGCGCCAGACGCAGAAGGTCTTCAGTACCCCAAAGCCCGCTTCATTGCGCAAGAGTTTTTCCTGTCTTCCGACGATTTACTACGTATGGAGCGACGAGGTTTTGACGTACCTGACTACGATCAATTAGGCTATTCTCAGCAAATGACTGACCGAAAGCGCATTGAGCTAGAGCGTGAAGGCGAGCGGGTTGTGGAGTTTCATCCTGACTCAATTCCTTTTGTTGAGTCCTACGAACGTTTCACTGTGGAAGACGAAGACGAAGACCTTATCGTGTCGTGGTTCCCCGACGCCCAAGCAACGGGCTCATCGGTGGATCACGGTTGCATTGCGGCGATTCGACGCCTTATTGATGTCTTCCCACAGGATGACCGCCCACGTCGCCCATATTTTGACATTACGGTATGGCCGCAGCCACGCCAGTGGAAAGGCTTAAATGTCCCAGACAGACTCGAATCCATCCAAGACCTTGAAAACAGGCTGCATGAACAGCTCGTCAATTACGGTGACGTTTCGATGCTGCCATTCATATTCGCTAATACATTTCTTACCGGGGAGCTTCCTGATCTGCGCACAGTGCGGCCTGGCTCAACTGTGCCAATTGATGACTTATCTGGGGTCCAGTTTGCGCCTACACGCTCGTTAAATCGCCACTTTGCCGAACAAATTCAGATGATACGGGCTCATGTTGAACGAGACATGAGCACATCTGACTTTAACATGGGCCGCTCCTCTTCTCAGCCCAATATGCCGCGTACCGCTGGTGCTACGTTTGCTATCCTCGGTGAATCCAAGAAATCGTATTCTATGCTGGTACGTCACCAGTCACAGCAATTTGAAGGCTTAATTGGTTTCTTCTTTCGTCTCTGGCAGTCGATCTTACCTGATAATACCTACGTCAGTATCTTCAAGCCGCAACAGGAACCTATTGAAGGCGAAACCATCTTTGACCGCCTCTTTACCGAAACATCGTTTAATAGCGCGGGCAAGGTGCAGCAGCCAACTCGCGTAGCGCTCCCCATCTCTGCCGACCATCTTTCCGGCTTCTTCGATGTCAAAATGTCGGTTAATCCTGAAGAACAGTTTGAGCAACAGACGATGGTCCAACTGTACCAACTGACAGCGCCAGTCATTCAGGACTACCCCCTTGGTACGCGCACGATGCTCAAGCGCCTCTGGGGAGCCTTCAACCAGAAGGGCTTTGACGAAATCTACCCCGAAGCGGTAGCATTACTCAAAACCCGTATTATGATGGATGCAGCCCAAGTACAGCTTGCTACGTTTGAACAGCAGCTCGCACAGATACACCAGCAGGAAGCACAAGCCCAGCTTGGCGCGTTACAGCAGCAATCCCAGCAGGTACTTGACACGGGACAACTGACCCCAGAGTTTATGCAGTCCCTTGAAGCATTAAAGGGTGCGCAGAATGGAAACGCAAATCCCAGTAGCGCTAGTGGAGGCTAGGTTGTATTCCCCAACTGAAATTGTCTTTGCTGTCACAACGATTATCGCCGCTGTGACCACGATGGGGGTTGCTCTTATTACCGCCTGGCGTACCAGCAGCAAGATTGATGTAGCTACACAAAAGATTGAACAAGTGCACGAAGTCACGAATGCCAACTTTAATGCACAGAAACGAGAAATTGATGAACTGCGGGCAAAGCTCGATTCAGCCTACACGCTTGCTGCCTCGGTAGAAATAGCCCGTGCTGGTCTCGCAGAAGCCGCAAGGCTCGCCCTAGCCGAATCTACAAAAACCCCAACACCCCCAGGAGGAAAGCCCTAATGGGTCTCGCAGTCATAGTAGATGGAAAGGTAGTCTACGGCGATGAACAAGAACTGAAAAATGCGCAGATGCGGGAAGTACGTCAGGAGCTTGACCGCCTCACGACTGATGTTGAACGCCTGGTTGCCGCGCTCGAAGCGGCCAAAGAAACCCTCGAACCTGTGTTGACGGAAATGCATACACAGGAACGTATGACGCAGCCTGCTCACCAGGAAACAAGTAAAGCCTTTGATACCGTTGTAAGCGGCTCAAATGTTTTTGACACTGTGCCGGATAAACCCCACCCACGACACAGGCACCGTTCATGAGCGAAGTCACACGACTGACTCCAGAAGAACACGAGCAGGTAACACAGCTCATTAAATCCTATGGCTGGCGTATACTGGTTGAAAAGCTCATCATACCTGAACTCGTCCAGGTATCGCGGCATGTGGATAACGTCGCCAGTGTAGAACATGAAACGCAGTTTTATCGAGGGGCTAAACTCACACTTACTCGGTTACTCCAAACGGTATACCGTTGGGGCAGACTCCCTAACCCCCTCGAAGATCACTACACAGCGCTTATCGCTGCGGTGCGTTTCTACACTGAAGACTTTGCGCAACCAAACCAGGTTCCTTCGTCGGAAGTGGTTGTCCCTCTTCCAAAGCGGGTAGCAAAACCTGTGCTTTAGGTTCTCTATGTACGTACCCCCTCCTAATCGTTGTACCTGTGCAGCAGGAAAGGAATGTCAAGCGTGTGAAAAGGATAGGGAAAAGATACGATCCGCATTCAAGGCAACTCCGGTAGGCAGTATTGAATATTTTTGCCCTAATTGCTTAGTTTCTTTTGTACCAACTATCGGGCAAATTGGGTGTCTTAAAAAAGGGCAGATGGTGTATTGTACGCATAATTGCGGGAAGCGCTATAATGACAAAACACGCACAGAACGCTATAAAAGAAGTCGTGGTGTTTACCGATGAAGAAGCGCAACGTATCATGCGACATATCGTATTCTACGCCTATCGGAGATGGTCTATAGATAGCCAGGTATGCGATATACACGAATACTTAGAAGCGGGCATAGATGCTTTTGCGGTATGCCTTGTACGTTTTGACAATGCCCTTGGCTTACAATTTATGACCTATTTTGATAGAAAACTCGGTTGGGCGATGCTAGGTGTCGCAAGGGATTACGCGCATTGGAAGTATCGCGGCGGTGTCAAAGAGCAAAAACATATTGAAAAAAGACAACGTTTTGAAGACGAAGTTGAATTACAGCAACGAATCAGCCTATTACCGGATTTAATACAACGGTACGCACACGCGAAACTACAAGGATGGACTGACGAGGAATTTGCTATAAAAGAACATAGATCTGAGGGATGGATTTCTCAGAAATTGAAAGCATTCCGACAAGCATACGCTCATGGTTGACAATTGTTCCCCGTGGAACATACAATCAATACTGCCCGGTGTGACCGTGACTGTTGCATAGTTACAACGGGACTAAAGCAACAATTACGAAAAGGACTCTATTTGTATGGCAGAGAGAACTCTTGAAAGTGACAGCCAGACAACTGAACCTGTCACCACGATAGACCTTAGAGAGCCATCAGAAATACCCGAAGTTACACCGGACACCCACACCGTTGACCCCCGTGATACCGAAATTGCAACACTTCGCCAGCAAAATGAACGATACCGTCAACAAGTCAGTGGCTCATCCACAGAAGCCAGGCGCCTTGTTGACGAACAACGGGCTACCAGCGAACGTATTGCACGCCTTGAAAGCGCCCTACAAGGTCGAGGTGCCACTACCTCAGACCCCGCGCCAGATACGCCAACATTTCAACGCGGTAAGCTCAAAACAGCCCTGCAGAAGTGGCTCAATGGCGATGAGACGGACCTGGACGCCGTAGAAGATGACTTAGGCCGTCTTGCTTCTGTCCCTCGCACAACCCCACAAGAACCTGTCAAACAGACCGATCTTCAGGCCATGATCCGCGCTGAACTGCGGGAGATAGGCACAGGAGAAGCGGTACGGCAGTCGGTTGCTTCGGTGCACCCTGAGATGGGCGATACCGCATCGCCTGTGTACGCGGCAGTATTTAATACGTATGACACCTACGCCAACGATCAAATGAACCAACTGATGTACCCCACCGATCCGAAGTTTCAAGTGACGATCTACTCACCGGACGGTACACAGTCGAAGGTGGTTGATGCTCGTATTGTGCGTGTGCTCGCTTCTGACGTGAAGATGCAAATGGGGCTCCGTGGCACCCAACAAGCCTCTGTGGGTCAGGCACAGGGCGGCAGGGGTGCCGCGCCCTCAACAAACCGTGCTGTTGAAGCTATTGAACTTCTCACGCAACAAGAACGCGACGAAATTGTGAATTTTCAGCAGCAGCATGCCTGGCCGTCTTCCTGGCCGAAAGACCCCAAAGCCGCAGCCCGTCATATTTTTGACGGTCTCGATGCTGCGGAGAAGTCACGGCGCATTACGGAGTATAAACGCAGCACACGGAGTCTGGCATAATGGGAAAAACACAGCTGCTTCAGGATGAATACGAAAAAATAAAAACGCTTTTATACCATGTTGTTCCTAAGCATATACAGGAGGATATGGTAGAGATACGTGTGCAATACATTCAGCTAGCGCTTACTGTGCTTCGTAATACGGAATATTCACGATCACAATCAATCGCACTCACACATTTAGAAGAGTCGTTGATGAGGACAATACAAGGAATGGCGATGCGTGGTACTCCGCAACTTCCGCCAGATTTTGAGGTAGTGTAATGGCTCAACGGCCACATCTGGTTCGGTACCAAAACCCTGCTTACAATCCTGACGAGGTAAAGTCGGAGCGCTTTGCGCGGTGCACGGTCTGTGGCTGGGCT